GCGCCGATTACCTCTACTGTAAGCAGAAGGCGCAAGCGAAAAAAATGCCAGCGGGCCCGAGCATGCCTAGCACTCCAACTGCACAAAAATCGTACAAACCGAAACCGAGCGGGCTAAAACCGCAGACCAACCGCGGCAGTCCGTCCCCGGCGACTATGCAACAGATGATTTTTGGTTCGAAGCAGGATGCCGATATTGCGAAATTGCGTGAACAGATTATCCAACTCCAAATGAAAAATGATCAGGCGCGCGATAAATTAATCTCGCGTGAATTAATCGAGAAAGTGTTTTCTGAATTTTATTCTATAGAATCAACTGAGATGCTATCGTTAGGCGACAAAATCTCTTCCGAGATTGCAGCGCTAGCCAGAGTTGAACAACCGGAAATCGTGATAGAGATTAGTCAGCTTATTCGCGAATCAATCGCTAAAGCCTTAGAGCATATCTCTATCGTTATGAATCGTTTCACGCGCGGATTGCATATTGATAATGGTGAGGATGATGGATCAGAAAATAGTTGATAGATTTTGGGCGAAAGTTGACAGACGAACCGATTATGAATGTTGGAAATGGTTAGGTAGTACTGATTCGTGTGGATACGGAAGATTAAATATTAATCAAAAGCTTGAAGGTGCGCATAGACTCTCTTGGGAGATGGCGAACGGGGAAATAGAATATGGCATGTGCGTTTTACATAAATGCGACTGTCCTGCGTGTGTGAATCCGAACCATTTGTTTTTAGGGACTCATACCGATAATATGAGAGATATGACGAATAAAGGCAGACATGCAAAAATAACGAACGTTCCTCATAGAAAATATTTTGATTTACCTAAGAGCGTACGTTTTGATAAAAACAACAAAACGAATCCTTATTATGTGCGATTTCAGTATGATAAAAAGAGTATTTATGTCGGCTGCTTTCCATCTCCTGACTTAGCGTCAAAAGCTTATAAGCATGCTATTTCAACTTTTATATGCCAACACAATCAGAGCTAGATTTTCTCTGTAAAATATATAACAGCCGTCCGTCTAGTGTTGTTGAGCCATCTATATCGAAATGGATAGATGCGAGGAGAGTGCTACCTCCTTCGACGCCGTTCCCTGGTAGGTGGGAAAGCTCTAAGACTCCGTATCTTATTGAGCCTACTGACTGTATGAGCCCGTCAAGTGTGGTTCAACATATAGCTATTCAGAAAGCGTGCCAACTTGGCTTTACGGCGATGGCAGAGAATGTAATCGCTTACTTTATAGGAGAAGTTCCTAGCGAGATACTCTATGTATCTGCTACGGAAACGCTGCTAAACACTTGGAGCGCGAAGAGGCTTGACCCCCTTATAGACTCTTGCGGGTTACGTGATAAGATTTTTGCTCAAAATTATAACCCTGGAGCTCGACAGACAGGAGACACAATAAGGGCAAAGACGTTTGTAGGCGGAAGCTTGAATCTAACGAGCGCTCAGTCTGCCGCTGGGTTGAGATCTGAATCTAAACGCATACTGATAATCGACGAGGTAGACGGCGCGCCGGACCAGTTGCGCACTGGAGAAGGAAATTTTTTAGACGTTGCATATGGACGTACCGCTGCATTTGGGAATAGGAAAAAGATACTGATGTTTTCTACTCCTACCACGGAAGATGTTAGTTTAATAAAAAGGGCGTACGAAGCGGGCGACCAACGGAAATATGAAGTACCCTGCCCTTACTGCGGTACTTATCAGGTGTTAGAATGGGGAAATGATAAATCTACATACGGAATAAAAGCAGAGCGTAAAGGAGGACAGCTAATATCCGTTTATTATTTGTGCTCTCATTGTAAAGAGCCGATAAGGAACAATCAAAAGACCAAGATGTTGAAGTTAGGTCGTTGGGTTCCTACGGTAATGAGCTCCATTGCTACATACCGTTCCTATCACCTATCATCGCTCTATTCGCCCGTTGGAATGCTCGATTGGTTGGAGATGCAGCAACTTTACGACAAGGCGCAAAACGAGCCGGACGGTATGCGCTCGTTCGTCAATCTCTATCTAGGGCTACCCTTCCGTGAAACCGGTTCGCGGCCGAAACTTGACCGTGTCGTTGAGCTCCGAGGTGGATACGCGGCCGGGACGGTTCCCCACGGCGTGCTGTTTCTCACCGCGGGTATTGACGTTCAAGCTGGCTCGTCGCGGGATCCAGATAACCCACCGCGACTCGAGATGGAAGTGTGCGGTCACGGAGCCGGGTTCAAGACGTGGTCCATTCTCTATCGGCGCTTTGAGGGCGCGGTAGATGACCCGGCGGCCGGAGCATGGGCGGCGCTAAACGAGTGGGCGTTGACCACTCGATTGCAATTCCCGCGGTCGGACGGGCTTACCTTCTCGCCATCGATGATTTTTATCGATAGCGGCGACGGTAACCTAACCGATGTGGTATATCATTTTTGCGCTGGCTGGGGGCTGACTTTTCCGAGTAAAGGTTTTTCGGCGCTCCGAAAGCGCAAAGAGGAAACGGGCGACGAGGCTGGACCGTCCAACTTTCGCCGATATCGCGCTATCAAGCTGGGCGAAGACTCGTATTTATATGAAATATCTACGAATTATTACAAAACTCATGTGTATAACAACTTGAAAATTGAGCGGCAAGACACGGGCGAACAGCGGCCGGGTTTCTGTGACTTTCCGCGCGAGTATTCCGAGTCATATTTTCGAATGCTGACGGCTGAGGAAAAGCATCGAGATGGCTCGTTTCATTGCCCGTCCGGGCGCCGCAATGAGGCGCTTGACGTCCGGGTACAGAACCTATGCGCATGCGATATTTACCTAGATTCCGAGGTATTGCGCGTAAAGGCCGCGGCGATGAAGGACGGCGCTACTCGCGATCAGGTGCAAGTGATCAATCATCGCGTTATCCTTAGCGAATTAGCAAAGTTAGTCGCGCCTCGAAAAATAAAGTTAGACAAATAATTCTCAGATAATACCCTGGTAGGGTGAGTTACCTGACCTCTACCTCTATAACGCGGATCAATGCGCGTATCGTTCAGAAAGAGGCGCAACTAGCCGTCGCTAACGCTACGTACGAGAAGTTGCTATCGCAGGATACCGAGGAGTATCGGTTCAACTCGGGTGAGGCGTCTCAGTGGGCGATCAAGCGAAAGATCAAGGAGCTTGGCGATCAAATAGACCGTCTCGAATCCGAGATTGACAGGCTCTACTCGCGGCTCAATTCCGGGAGCGGATTGGTATCGCTCGTGTTGAGGCGTCAATGAGTATTCGCTCTTGGATAGATGGCATTTTTCGGCCGCGGCTTGCCTCCGTAATCACGGAACCGGCTCGGCAATTGCCGCCGATGAGAGCTGAGGCGAGCTCGCTGACCGATATGGGACGCGGAGATAGCGGCTCGAAATGGCTAGGCGGTTTGTCGCGGAGCGGCACGGCGCCGATAATGAATCACAGCATTTTGCGCCTGAATGCGCGGTCTGCCTACCATGCCTCTCTCGAGGCGCGTGCCATCATTGAGCGGCATACCGATACCGTAATCGATACCGGACTACGCATGAGTCCCGCTCCGGATTACGATATTCTCGGCATATCTCCCGAGGAGGCAGAGCGTTGGACGGCGCAAGTTGAGGCAGCGTTCGACCGTTGGGCGCAGTCGCGCACTTCGACTAAAACCGAAAGCATGAGCTTTTATCAGGCTCAGCGTCTCGCTGGTATCTGCCAACAACGCGACGGTGAGTATTTTGTGCGGTTCTATTATTCGCCGAGGCGTGATCTGTTGAACCCGTTGCAGATAGGGTTTATCGACCCTAACCAGATCCGCGGCGACGGGTATACCGATACGGTCGGGATAGCGAACCCGTACGGGGATGGCATTCAGCGCGACGAGGATGGCCGCGAAATCGGTTACCAGATATGGGTTATCCAGGCTAACGGTACCTATTGTCAGACGACTATTCCGGCGGTAGGCGCGCGGTCAGGGCGTACCATGATGATTCACGGTTATCAGCCTGAGTACCCGGGTCAAGGGCGAGGCTATTCGCGGCTAAGTCATGCGCTTCAAGATTTAGAAAATATCACGGATTTCAAAGCTTCGGAGCTAAAAAAAGCTATTGCGCAATCGTGCATTTGGGGCTTCGTAAAACCGTCCGCGGAGAATCCATCGAGTAATCCGTTCGAGGCGCTGGCTCATGCCGGGCCCGTAGGTCCAGCAACAATGAGCACGCAGGCTCAAGAGCTCGTTGAGGGGACGGGTATAGCCAGTACCGAGGACGTGGTCGATTACGTCGCGCTTCCCGAGGCGACGGTAAAAACTCCTGGTTCGGTTGGGGTATTTAATCTATCCGAAGGCGAAGAGTTGAAGCCGTTTAGCAACAGCTCTCCATCTACCGGTTTTGACGCGTTCGTTACCTCGCTCGCGAGTCATTTATCGGCGAGTATGTCTATCCCGCTAGAAGTGGTATTGATGCGGTTTAATCAGAATTACAGCGCTTCGCGCGCATCGCTTATCCTATTTTGGCGTATCGCGCAGATATGGCGCGAGGAGATGGTGAGCGACTTCCTCAACGTGGTCTACGAGAACTGGCTCGCCGGAGAGATAGGTGCTGGCCGTATTCAGGCGCCAGGATGGTCGGATGTTCGGCTTCGCTCAGCATGGCTGAAATGCCAGTGGATAGGCGCGCCTATGCCTAATATTGATCCGTCTAAATCGGCCGCGGCCGATCAGCTTTACGCGCAAATGGGAGCGCAATCACTCGATCGTATCGCGCTCAATTACAATGGCTCGAGCGGCAAGGCTAACCGCGCCAAGCTGGCGCGTGAATATTCGGAGCTTCCAATTCCGCCATGGGTTCCACAACCGGCAAGCGACAAACCTGCGGACAAGGATGGTGACGGGGAATGACTCTAGCTCTCGAGATATCGCTCGCTCAAGATGACCCGCTAAAGCATTTCATTAAAGCTGGCGATACTGGACCGTCTATTCGCCGTACTCTCGTTGACGCGGATACCGGGTTGCCCGTTGACCTCACTGATGCAGTTGCGCTTTTTGTTGCGACCGACCTGAACAAATCGGCCGCGTTTGAGGGATGGGCGACGATAGAATCTCCGTCTACGTCCGGGATAGTTCGGTACGATTTTACCGAGGATGATACCGAAACGGCGGGCGGATACCTCGCGGAGTTTCAAATCACTTTTCCG